TCGCGGTGTCATTGACAATGCTGATGCAATTGGTTATATCAATGCAACCACCGGCGAGTTTGTACAAATTGGTGTACGCCAAGGTGTACGTGACATCTTGTATGAAAACAAGATTAACCCAATTACGTTTATCCCAGGAATTGGTATTACCAACTATGGTAACAAGACTGTTACAGGTATTACTAGTGCTCTTGATCGTATTAACGTGGCACGTTTGATTGCATTTATCCGTGGTCGCTTGCAAGAAATTGGAACAAACTTCTTGTTTGAACCAAACGATCAAGTAACTCGTGATGAAATGAAAAACAATTGCGAAAGTTTGATGATTGATTTGATTGCAAAACGTGGTATCTATGATTACCTAGTTGTTTGCGACTTGTCAAACAATACACCAGCACGTATTGATAGAAACGAGCTATATGTAGATATTGCTATTGAGCCTGTTAAGGCAGTTGAATTTATCTACATTCCTGTACGTATCAAGAACACTGGAGAAATTGCAGGCGGACAAACTGCAAGTTCATCAGCTGTCTAATGAATAAATTGGGGCAATGCCCCAATTTTTCAGGCAACAATTACCATAAATAAAGATATAGGAGAACAAAATGGCTGTTTCATCACTAACTAGAATGACAGTACCTTTGGCAAGTGACCAAAGTGCTAGCACCCAAGGCTTGCTAATGCCTAAACTAAAGTATCGCTTCCGCGTTACTTTTGAAAACTTTGGTGTATCAACACCACGTACCGAACTAACAAAACAAGTTATTAGTTTTGCTCGTCCAGAAGTAACATTTGAAGAAATGTTGGTTCCAATTTACAATAGTACATTGAAACTTGCTGGCAAGCATAGCTGGGGCGATGTCACTTGTGAATTGCGTGACGATGCTGGCGGCAACGTTACCAAACGTGTTGGCGAGCAACTACAAAGGCAATTAGATTTTGCCGAACAAGCCAGCGCCGCTGCCGGTATTGACTATAAGTTTGTTACACGATTTGAAGTACTTGATGGTGGTAACGGTACTGCACAACCTGTAGTACTTGAAACCTGGGAGATTTATGGTTGCTACCTCAAAGGTGTTAACTATAATGATTTCAACTATGGCACCAGCGAAGCTGCAACAATCAGCATGACAATTGCCTATGATAATGCACTACAAGTAGGTAGCCCAGGCGGTGTTGGCACCGTAATTGGTCGCATCGCTGGTGATGTAATCACAGGCTAATACAATGTCATTTGGACAGGACTTCATGAAGGGGTTCTTTGGATCAGACGGTTTGCGTGATTCGCAAACCGCCTCCAAGACCTTTCGAACAAACGGCTACGAACTTTCTCCTAGATTTAAGTTCCTGTTCCATGTGTCGTTTACGCTTAACACTACTGAAATCCCTGCGCTTAAAAGTATTTTTGGCGAGTCGGGTACTAATCAAATTGGGTTAACTGTAAAAACTATTAATCTCCCGTCTTATAACATTGATCATGAAGAACTAAATCAATACAATCGTAAAAGACTAGTTCAAACACAGATCAAATATCAACCAGTTGATATCACATTTCATGATGACGGCGGAGACGTAACACGTAATTTGTGGTATAACTATTTTGCGTATTATTACAAAGACCCAAGCCAACAATATGGCAGCACTAGCAACTTAAACGGCAGTATTGGTGCATTGGCCAACATGCCGGGATTCAGTTACAATACTCGAGACATTTACACAGATAGCCGTCCAGTTAATGATTGGGGCTATGTTGGCGAAAGCTACACTGACAGCAGTGTGTTAGGCAAGCCTGCGTTTTTTAAAGATATTCGTATATACGGATTAAATCAACACAAGTTTGCAGAGTATGTCTTGGTCAATCCCATTATCACAGCCTGGCAACATGATCAATATGATTATAGTCAAGGTGATGGAATGATGCAAAACTCAATGACAGTCAAGTACGAAACTGTCAAGTACCGTAGCGGTGCCATTAGCGGTGTTAGATCAGACACCAATGTTAAAGGATTTGGCGATCCAGCCAACTACGATACTGTGCGTAGCCCAATATCTCGACCTGGTAGCACTGCTAGTGTTCTAGGTCAGGGTGGGCTACTTGATACCGGTATTGGTATTGTTGAAGATTTACAAAGCGGAACATTGCTTGGTGCAATTGGTGCTGTGCAAAAAGCTGGCGCAACGTACAATACGTTCAAAGGTAAGAGTTTACAAAGCATTGCCAACGAAGAAGCAATTGCTGCCTCAAAACAAATTCTACAACAGAGCTTGCCTGGGGCAATTCGCGGTGCTAGTAGTGTACAACTATTTCCAACACCCCCTAGGGCTAATTCTGGTAGCCGGTCACTGTTTAATTTTGGTGGAGTTGGGGTATCATCATCGGGAATAAATATCGGTGGATTTAACCTACCATTCTAATGTCTACAGTAAACGCACCAAACTCAAAAATTGATCAAACGGTAAAAATATTTGATACCTTTTACCTGTTCGAAGCTATTGTACCTGCAATGGAGTATGAAGTCATCTACAGTTACTTTCAGTCGGTCATGGGAACAACACAAGCCGCAGCCAACTTTACTGTCACTGTGTTTAGGATAGCACAAGAAAGTCAGACCCCGGTTATGGCAATATTTGAACAGATCAAAGGCCTTGACCAACCACAATTATCATTAACACTGGCCTACTATCTTAATGGTTTGCAAAGTTTGAGTACATTACTAGGTATTGATGCAGTGGCAACGCCAAACTACTATGCAGCCAGAAATGTTGTGGTATGAGCAAGTTTGCGCAAGGTGTTTTTGTCCCAACCAATCCTGACAAGTATGTAGGTCGAGGTAACATACGTTATCGCAGTGGCTGGGAACATGCTTTTATGCGATTTTGCGACACCAACGATCATATATTACAGTGGGCCAGTGAGAATGTTAGAATTCCCTATCGTCATCCACTCACAGGTAAAACTACAAACTATGTGCCAGATTTTTTGATCACGTATAGAACACGCAACAACAAAGTATGTGCTGAGCTGATTGAAATAAAACCCAAAAAACAAAGTGTACTAGAAGCAAAGATGAGCGATAGAGACCGTGCCATTGTTGCCATTAACTATGCCAAATGGGATGCCGCACAAAAGTGGTGCCGCAAACAAGGACTGGTATTTAGAGTTATTACCGAAGATCAGATCTTCCGTAACGGCAACAAGTAAGCCATAAATATGGCATGACTAGAAAACTCGAAGAACTATTTGATTTGCCAACAAAAGAAGACAATGCCCCTGCAGAGTTTTTGTCACCGCCCAGCAAAGAAGAATTAATTGAAATAAACAACACCATTGATAAAATTGAAGCTGCCTTGCCCATGGTCAAAGGGCTTGATGCCAGTGATTCAGAAATGGATGAGTTGGCCACCAAGGCTGTGGAAAGCTACGAAAGTCTAATAGACTTGGGCATGCAAGTTGACAGTCGATTTGCCAGTGAAATTTTATCTGTGGCTGGCACAATGCTGGGGCATGCAATTACTGCCAAGACAGCAAAGATGAATAAAAAATTGAAGATGATTGATCTTCAATTAAAGAAATTAAAATTAGATCAGGATCAGGCCCGTCACACCGCTGACAATGAGCCTGATAGCGGCGCTACAGAACAGGGTCATGTGCTAGATCGCAACGATTTACTACAACGTTTGATTGGCGATCGAAACCAAATTAGCAAATGACAATAAATATCATATAGGAATCCAACATGAAAACTTTTCAAGACTACCTAGTAGAAAGTGCTAGAACATATGATTACAGAATTAAAATTGTAGGCGACACGCCCAACAATTTTATCAAAGAATTGACCAGCAAGTTTGATCAATTTGATCCAGTATCAGTGTCTAGTCCAAAAACTACTCCCATACAAAAGCAGCCTGCTGATTTTCCAGGCTTCCCCAACGAATCAGTGACATTTTTTGATGTTAGTTTTACATACCCTGCCATTGAACCGCAGATCAAGCAGTTGGCGCAGTTGTTGGGTGTAGACCCCAATAGAGTTATCATGCCAACACAGAAGTATGATGAAAGCAATGAAACTATTGCCAAGGACATTGAAGATCAAAACAAAGATTTATTAGCTGACACAGATTTCCCTGCGCCTGACAAAGCACAAAAAGCCGCAAGCAAAGATTATGCAACTGGTCCCTACGATCATGCTGTGTTGAAAAATGCTTACCGCAGTGACTTCACTGTGGCTGGTGGTAAAACACCTGTACCAGAAACAACCAATGACTTACCAATGGGAACCAAGAGCCCAATGAGTACAATCAAGCGGCCTGCACGTCCGCTTACTGGCCGAAACCCAAGAGGATAATTCAAAATGACATTTTTTTACGACTTAAACAAAAGACTAGACGGCATACGTGCCACTCCTGAAACTACTCATAAACAATTAAATGAGCGTGACATGAGCAAGAGCATGGACGAAAGTGCGTTCCAAGCAGCCATTGGTAAAAAGAAATATGGTGACGAAGGCATGAAAGCCTTGCAAAAAGCTGGACGCAATCACTCCAGCGACAAGACCATGGATGCCATCCGTAACAGATTTGACAAGTACGATGAAAGTCAGGGCATGGCCGATGAAGGAACTGCATTTACCAAGGCTGTAGTTGATGCCAAACGAGACGGTATTCAACCTGGTGAGAAAATCAACGTTGGCGGAAAAGAATATCCAGTCAAAGAAGCTGCAGGCGCAGTTGACTTTGACAAAGTACTAGATGCTATTGCCGCAATGTATGGCAATGACATGTGGCAAAATGATGCCATGCAGGATCTGGCCAATGATCTTGCACAGGCTGGACCAACTGATCGCGAACTAGATTTTATCATTGCCAAAGGTCGGTTACCAAAGCGTCTAGCTAACACACAATTCTCAGCAGGTGACAATGTTCAATTTGGCGAAGCCAGTGCTCCAATGACTGCCAAGCAAAAATCATTTGCCGCATTGGCTGAACCCAAAGACAAAATCACATTTGCTGACAAAATTGCTGGCGCCAAAAAAGAAGTTGACGAAATGCTAGGCGATGTAGCCGCAGAAGCAATGAAGAAAGCACTGGGTGGCGGCATGGGTCGCAGTGCTGAAATGGAAGAAAAAGAAGATAACAGTCCATTCACAGCACACAAGCGTCCACGCACAGAACGACCCAAAGTCGGCAGCGTTGAGCGTGGGGCATTGCATGACATTGAACACACCGCAACCGGTCGCAAAGTAACACGTAGAGTTGATCCCAACACCGGACACAGTGTTGGTGCCGATGATGACACTCCTGCCACTGGAGAAAAGCGTGGTAAAGGACGTCCAAAGAAAGCTGGCGGCCCAAATCAAGAGCGTGTAACTGCCAAGAGTCGTAAAACAGATCGCACAGCACATGGTCAGGATGGCTTTAAGAAAGATAAAAAAGTCAAAGAAAGTGACGAGTACGGTGATGAAGGCGACATGGCCAAAGATGACTTGCGTAGTATTGCCAAGGCAGCCGCAGAACTTAATTCATTGTTAAACGACCATGATGATTTACCAGAGTGGGTTCAGAGCAAAATTACCAAAGCTCTAGACTACATCAACACCAGTAACCAATACATGGACCAGGAAAAATCTGATGACGACACCGGCGATGATGTTGTAATGGGTGGCGATGAAGAGCTAGACGAAAAAGCCACAAGCAAAGCACAACGTAGAGCTGCCGCAATTGCCATGCATGCTCCCAAAGGCAAACTTCAGGGCGCCAGCAAAGAAATGAGCAAGATGCCCAAGAAAGAACTAGAGAAGTTTGCCGGCACAAAAGAAAAGGGCCTGCCTAACAAGAAAGAAAAAACTCAAGAAACAACCTCTGCAGGTTCAGTGGCAACAAGCACTGCCGCTCCAAAGGCAGGCAAAGGCGGAGTACAGTTTGGTAAAGGCATCTATGAAAGTCTAGATCGCCAGCTAAAACAACAACTCAACGAAGAAATGAGTATCAACATGAGTATTGGCACAGACGGCCGTAAAAGCATAACTGTCACAGCCTCAGATGAAGATGCCGACCAACTAGCGCAGATTTTGAATCTAGCAGGTTTGCAAGGTCATGATCATGGCGCAGAAGCATGCCCTTCATGCGGCCAAGCCCCATGTGGTTGCGCTGAAGTTGTTGATGAGAATGCACCAGACTATCCACAGAACATGGGCCAAACGTCAGATACTAACTTTATGACCAAGACCAATGCTGGCGGCTTAAACAAAGAAAAATATACTGGACAGTCAACTATTCCGGTATTGGCAAGCCAAGGTGATAGACAACATGCTTACGAGAATGTTGAACTAGAGCGTAGCTTGTTTAAATTGTATCAGGAAGTTAAATCAAAATGAAATCACTGCGTGACTATCTCAACGAAAGCGAATACGCCTACAACAACCCAGTGGTAGGCGATAATTTTGCTATCAACGTCAAAGAAGAATGTTTGTTAGAAACATACATCTGTGGCGAAACCAAAGATGGAATAGTATTACATGCTGACGATCGTTTAATGGACTTGCTTGAAAGTTATGGATATATTGGCACACAAATTGACGAAGCCACCAGCAACAGCATTGAGTTCCAAGGCCGCACAGTTGATCGTGCCAGCATAGAACTTGACGATGTAGATTCAAGTGATTATCCAGACTTTTCAGATGCATATATTAGCTACGCCACATACACTGATGGTACACCACTTGGTGATGACGAACTAAATCAATTCAACGATCAATATTCTGACCTAGTACATGAGTTGGCATATGATAGTCTGCATGAAGATTCCATGGACGAAGCTGAATATCACGGACGTAATGTTCCGTTAAACAAGCCCATGCAAGGTGATGTTAAAAAATCTAAAGTGTATGTTAAAAATCCCAAAGGTAACATAGTAAAAGTCAACTTTGGCGATCCTAACATGAAAATTAAAAAATCAAACCCTGCTCGACGCAAGAGTTTTAGAGCAAGGCACAACTGTGAGAATCCTGGACCAAAAACCAGTGCTCGCTATTGGTCATGTCGTGCTTGGTAAAAGGAAAATAAAATGCCCGCAAATGTCTATACAAGTTTAGGTAACGCAACAGTTTACACAGATAAACTACAAATTACCACCGCTGCCAACGCAGTTACATATCAAACTTATGCTGTGGCCATAGGCACAGCAGCCGCCGCAGGCAATGTCTTTAGTGCACCTATTAATATTCCAGCCAACACTGTGTTTGAAGTTTACTCGGGTGCAGGCAACAAAGTCACTGTTGTTGGAACACCATTTACTGCATTGGAACTTGGCACAGCCAGCTCAGGTATCATTGGCGTGTCAATGTCAGTGCCGCCATCAAGATAATATAATGCGAGCACAGGAGTTTATCACCGAGCAAGACGGCACAATAGGCAAACGTAGACAAGTTGCCACAGTGGGCCTAAATGTGTTCAGTGACAGTGAAAGATCCAATAGTGACTACACTCTTAATCGTGTGATGATGGCTGTGGCCATGGCCGACGGCTCTGGCAATGCTTTGGACATGGATGAAAAAAGTTGGGTTGGCAAGCAACGTTCAGCACATCCTTATACCAAAGTTGAGCAAAACATGCTCAAACAGGCTTTCAAAGCCGCTGGCGCAAACTACACAGATTTAAATCACGGCGACATGGATTCTGAAGAGCATCCAGCAGTCAACACCACTAGCCCAATTCAAGGGTTCAAGGGCTACTGATGAGAGCCCGTGAGTTCATTACTGAACAAAAAGAACTGGCACCAGAGCAGGCTAACCCCATGCGTTACACTTATGTGATTCCGGGACTCAGTGCATCGGACCCTTACAACAACTATAGATTTGGTGTGGCAATGGCTAGAGCCCGTAGCGATCAGGCAACCGACGGAGTAAACCCGTTCCGACCAGATTGGAGTGCAGAAACACCGTTTGGTGAACACGGTGTAGTAGTTGGCATGAATGCTGGCATTGCTCCACTTATTGACCAAGCATTGAAAATGACCAACACACCGGGTGGTAAGAAATTAGTGTCTACTCCCAAAAGCGATGAACCTGACTTTGTAGTCACACAAAGTCCAGTCAAGCCATTTAAGGGTTATTAACATAATGGCTAATCCACCTCCACCATACGACAACATCACAGGTATAAGCCGTGCTGTGATGAAAGACAATGCACAAGTAACATTGGCCAACTACAATGGCAATGCTAGACCTGGCGAGCTGGTTGTTGACCAAAGCACCGATCAAGTGTATATTGGCAACAGCTCAGGTACGTTGACACAGATTGCTGCTGGCATTGACAACGGTGGATCTAGTGGATTACCTGCAGGCTTTTATCAAATGGCATACAATCCCACCACAGGTGAAATTGTTTACTACACTTAACGTTTTAATATGAAAAAACTCTTCCTGCTCTTACTTGTATTACCCGTGCTGGCCTTTGCACAACCCAAACAACGTCCAGGCGTCACATATGATGCTGTGATCACCAGAGTCATAGACGGTGACACAGTGGGCATTCAAGCCACATGGCTGCCAGCACCGCTCAAACCAGAACTCAGTGTTCGTGTGTACGGTGTAGACACTCCTGAAAAAGGACATCGTGCGCAGTGTGCCAGTGAAGCACAAAGAGGTGAAGCAGCCTCGGCATTTACCAAGCAACTGATTGCCAACAGTCAAAAACGACAGATTGTGCTCATGGACTGGGACAAGTATGGCGGACGTGTGCTTGGCGACGTCATCCTCAACGGCGTTAGTCTGCGCCAACAGTTAATCGCCAATGGTTTTGCTCGCGAATATTACGGCGAAGCGAAAACCAGTTGGTGTCAATAACACACCTTAGGACCGGTACTTGTTACCGAACAGTGTGAGGCGGCTGCTGCCTTGGGTAATCCGATTCGCTACCGGAACCCCTGAAGTGAGCTTTTTCTTTTGACCAAACACTTTTAGTTAAATATTGGTATGGCCGCAAAAGACGAAATCACATTAATCAAATCCCCGCATAAAAAACAGTTGTACTCAGACATAGAATTACAACAGTTTGCAAAGTGTGCTGACCCTGTGACAGGCCCACTGTATTTCATGGACAATTTTTTCTATATACAACATCCTACCAAAGGTAGAATGTTGTATCACCCGTTTGATTATCAACGTCGACTTGTGGAAACATATCACAACTATCGATTCAGCATTTCAATGATGCCGCGGCAAACTGGTAAGTCAACATCGGCAGCTGGATATTTGTTATGGTATGCAATGTTTGTACCAGACAGCACAATCTTGGTTGCCGCACACAAGTACACTGGATCACAAGAGATTATGCAACGCATTCGTTATGCGTATGAAAGTGTGCCAGACCATATCAGAGCCGGAGTCACAAGTTACAACAAAGGCAATTTAGATTTTGACAATGGCAGTCGTATTGTTTCAGCAACTACCACAGAAAATACCGGTCGTGGTATGAGTATATCATTGCTGTACGCAGACGAGTTTGCATTTGTACGACCCACCATTGCCACAGAATTCTGGACCTCTATCAGCCCCACGTTGGCCACTGGTGGTAAAGCAATTATTACCTCAACACCCAACAGCGACGAGGATCAGTTTGCACTGTTATGGAAAGGTGCCAACAAGTGTGAAGATGCATATGGCAACCCCACTGAATTAGGTATCAACGGATTTAAATCATATCGTAGTTACTGGAAAGAACACCCGGACCGTGATGACAAATGGGCAGTTGAACAACGTGCACAATTGGGCGAAGATCGTTTTAGACGAGAAATGGACTGCGAGTTCATTATCAATGACGAAACACTAATTGCACCTACTACATTAATTGACTTAGCTGGTGAAGACCCAGCTTACAGAATTGGTCAAGTACGTTGGTACAAAAAACCCGAACGAGATCGCATTTATGTTGTGGCCTTGGATCCCAGCCTTGGCACCGGCGGCGATCCGGCTGCTATACAAATATTCGAAGCCAACACCACAGTACAGATAGGCGAATGGCGACATAATAAAACCACAATTCCTGAGCAAATACGCATACTGGCCGACATTGTTGCACACATCAACGAAGTTGTTAAAAATCCACAGAACGTGTATTTCAGTGTGGAAAACAACACCATTGGCGAGGCCGCACTGATATCCATTGCTGAGTACGGAGAAGAAAACATACAGGGCTATTTCCTCAGCGAAATTGGTGGCACCAGTGGCCGCAGGTATCGCAAAGGATTTAACACAGCACACAAGAGCAAACTTGCGGCCTGTTCTAAATTCAAAAACTTAATTGAATCACGTCGAATGACCATCAACAGCCGGCCGTTAATCAGCGAGCTTAAAACCTTTGTGGCACATGGCCTTAGCTATGCGGCCAAACCCGGGGAAACTGACGACTTAGTAATGTCTACATTGTTGGCTGTGCGTATGCTACAAACCCTGCAAAACTACCACAGTGATCTCAATGCACAGATCAAAGACCACAGCGACATGCTAATTGAGCCCATGCCCTTTATTAGTATAATGCGATAAATAAAAAACTATGGCAACAAATACACCTTCAGCACAATTACACGATTTATTGGTCACGCATGACTTTGATGTAGAATCAAAAGATGCCAAACGCCCTAACACCACACCTGCGCCCGAAGATGCAGACATGTTTGTGTTTGATTTTGAGGCCAACGGAAACAACTATGGCACTGTGGTGACCTTATTTGACAAAGACGGAACATTGAATTTATTCTACGGTGACAACGTGGGAAAATCCATGGAACCTGCAGATAAAAAAGAATGGTACGATTTTCTTTACCAGCTCACCATGTTTGCCAAGCGCAACTGCCCGTCTTTTGAAATGCAAAACATCAGTAGATTGAAGTACACTCTCAAAGGCATTTCGGCAATCAACGAAGGATTGTTTGAAGGCTACTATGGAAACAAGAAAGTCAGCTATGCCGGCGAGCCCACAGAAGCACGATTGATGATCAAACACAATCGTCAACTGGGTGAAAATGACAAGCGTTATCGTTATGTGGAAAGTTTGTTTATTGAAACTGCAGATGATCAAAGATTTAGACTACCATTTACAAATCTAGCTGGTGGCCGCGCCATGCTAGAGCATGTACGCCAGGGTGGCAAGCCCTACGACATTCGTGGTTGCCATATTGCAGAAATGGTGGAAGATGCCAAAGTACTAAGCAGATTTAATCGTGCTAAACAAAATAAGATTTTTGAAGGCGAAACCAGCGAGTTAGTTGAAGCCAGCACAGCCTACTACGAAAGTGTACGCCACACTATCAAAAGTCTAGGCAACGGACGTGGATATCAAAAGTACTTTGAGTCCTGGAGTCCAGCGCAGATCAACGAAACTGACACCTTAGTTGACTCAATAAAAGAAATGTTTATTGAACAAACACTAGACTCTAGAATTGAGCAGGCCCTGCCAATACTGGCCAAAATAAGACAAAGAGAGACCAATATGAAAGAAGCACAAGTATTTGAAAACTGGGTCAACCAGGTATGTGAGGGAACTTGGAGTTTGCCAGACGATCCTGACCAACGAGCTAAATTACAAAAGCTAATGAGCCAACCGTTGCTGGTTGGTCCAGACGCAACCAATGCCACTGAACAGTTGTATGACCTAGTGGGTGATGATCAGTTGTTTGATATCTTGGGCGACATAGCTGACCAGGATGGTGGCCCAGACATGAACGCCTGGGATGATCCGCGTGTGATGGACCGCATGTATGAATTGGGCATTGATATGGCCCAGCCAGATGGTAATCAGGAGCAAGACATTGACCCTAGACAAGATCTAGATGAGTTGTCTCCTCAAACACTGGCAAGTTATGTTAAAAAATCCAATACTGATGCTAGAGATAGACTTCGTCAAGATCCAAAAAATCAATTTAAAAAAGCTGAAAAAAGAACCGCTGGTATAGGTCAAGCCATTGGCAAAATTCGTGCCACAATGGAACCTGCTACTAAACAGCAAGGTGTAGAGGAAGGTGCCATGAAGCACCAAATGCATGCTGATGCAGACCGCATGAGTCGTGAACAATTTTGTGACAAGTATGGCAACGAGAACGGAGAATTCTGGGATAACATAAATGGCGAACTCAACGAGGGCCAAGAAGACAGCGCAGTAGCCAGTGCTCTTACACGTCGCATCATGAGTCAACGTTTGGATTTGCTAAAGAAATATGGTCCAGTAAAAGTTACTCAAGCAATTGATTCTGCCGCAGAATTTTTTGGTGACGTAGAAGAAATTGGTAGCAGTGACCTGAATGCCTACATGCAATATGTTGAAAAAGAACTAGGCGGCATGGCTGAGCAAGGTATAGATGAAGCTGATATGAACCGTAGAGGATTCTTAAAAGGACTTGGCGCTGCCGCAGTGGCCGGAGCCGCTGGTGTAGCAAGTGCTGATCAACAACAAGATTTAGGCAATGGCTTTGTTTTAACAACTATCAATGTTGCTGGACACACAGTTAAAGCAGTATTAGACACTGAAAGCAACATAAGTGTTACTCTAAATCGTGGTACTAATGGATCTGCTATTATCAGAAGTCAAGCACGTTTTCTTTCAGTCAAGGATGGAAAAATTGTAGGCGCAAGCATGGATGTTGGACCGGCCACCACTGCCGCAATGAAAAAAGCTGGACTGTTAGAAAATGTAGAGCACGGTATGGAGGAAGCAATTGATCCAACAAATCCCAGAGACTACGAGATTCCAGCTTACCAACGCAAGGAAAAAGGTATGCCACCCCTGACCCCCAGCGACATCGAAGACAAAGACAACGCCAGTCCAACCACACAACAAGGTCTAGACACACTAAAAAACAAATTGGGCATTAGAGAAAACAAAGATTTGACTAGAATTAAGCAACTTCTTCAAAAGATATAAATAATCATTGACACAAAGCAAAAATGCGTGTACACTTAGTCTGTGTGTGCATTTTTGCCTAGTGTATTAGGCATCGTGTTCGTAAGAGCACACACAAAGGCTATATTAGGCATATTTAAAGGAGAAATCATTATGGCATCATTAGCAGACATTCGTGCAAAACTACAAGCCGCTGAAAGCAACAAAGGCGGCAACTCACAAACAGGTGGCGACAACGCTATCTATCCACACTGGAACATCGACGAAGGTACAAGCGCATCAGTTCGCTTTTTACCCGATGGCAACTCAAAAAATACGTTCTTCTGGGTTGAACGTGCAATGATCAAACTTCCGTTTAACGGCATCAAGGGTGAATCTGAAAGCAAACAAGTTCAGGTACAAGTCCCTTGCGTTGAAATGTGGGGCGAGGCTTGCCCGGTCCTAGCAGAAGTGCGCACTTGGTTCAAAGACAAGAGCCTGGAAGACATGGGTCGCAAGTACTGGAAGAAACGTAGCTACGTGTTCCAAGGCTTTGTACGTGAGAATCCTCTTGCTGACGACAAGTCACCAGAAAACCCAATTCGTAGATTCATTATTGGTCCACAAATTTTCCAGACTATCAAAGGCGCTTTGATGGATCCTGAGTTGGAAGAATCACCAACAGACTTGGTGCGTGGTTTAGATTTCCGTGTTACTAAAACCAGTAAAGGCGGATATGCTGACTACAGCACAAGTAAATGGGCACGTAAAGAAAGCCCGCTCACCGAAGCTGAAGCAATGGCACTTGAAAAGCATGGTTTGTATAACTTGAATGAGTTCTTGCCCAAGAAACCCGGCGCAGAAGAATTGCGTGTCATCAAAGAAATGTTTGAAGCCAGCGTAGATGGTCAACCATACGACACCGAGCGTTGGGGATCCTACTACCGTCCAGCTGGTGTAAGTGCACCTGCAGGTGGTTCAAGCAACAGCACATCAGCTCCAACACTCAAGGTGGCCACACCATCTCCAGTCACTGAAGATGACATCCCACCATTTGATGTAGATGAACCAGCAGTGGCATCAACACCAGTTGCTAAACCAGCTGGCGACACTAAAAAAGCTGATGACATTTTGGCTATGATTCGAGCTCGACAAAACAAGTCGTAATCTAATCAATGTTGAGTCAAATTGATAAAACAATTTGTCCTGACAGTTGTGAGGTGGTAGAGATACCATCCTCACAACAACATGTGTTTTTAATTTTCAAAAATGCTAGTTCTTCTATACGTATGGAATGCGAACGCCAGTCAGGAAAACACTACAATGCCAGCAATGTAACAGAACTTGCAGACATTGATGTTTATCTACGTCAGCCTCGTGCTAGATATGTGTCTGGAGTCAATACATTTTTACAAAATTTACTCAAAGAAAATTCCAAGTTAGATCGACAAACAATTTTGTTCTTTGTTAAACAATTTCATTTCTTAAATCGTCATTATCTTCCGCAGTTTCACTGGTTGTTGAACTTAAACAGATTTAACAATCATTGCAGATTGACACTGCGCGATGTTGATACTGTTGCAACAATTACAGATTATTATGATCAGCCTGTTGAAATATTAGCTGATGATCATTTTGAAGATTTGTTACAAATTGATAATCGGGTTGAGTTATGGTTTTTCTTAGATAACATACTTAGAGAATTAATTGGAAAAACGTTGACATTTGCAGAAATATTAGAATACATTAAACACACACAGCCTGACACATTTGATATTATTTTCAAAGACCAATTAGCATTATTACAGCCAGCGTATGTATTGTCCAAGACTTGATCACTTTGCAAGACTTAATCCCGAAGGAAAGATTTCAAAGTGTGGTCACATGGTCAATGCACCATTGTTTAGATCATTCAATGAAATGCAATCTAGTCAATGGCTAGAATCGGTCAAGGAACAACTTGATAATGAAGTATGGCCCAGCGAATGCGTTAGATGTCAGACAACTGAAGAAATCAACGAAGGTAGTGTTCGGTTACAAACTATTAGTAGACACAACAACCTGCTAGTGCATAATCCCAATTATCTAATAATTGGCGGCGTCTTAGACAATGTATGTAATAGTGCATGCCAAAGTTGTAACAGTGATTTAAGCACAAAAATTGGTAGCTTAGAAAGTGGTAAAAATTATATACAGATCAACAACGTTGAATTGTTTAATCGATTGCCCAAAGACCAAATAGTGCAATTGGATATCAATGGTGGGGAACCAACTGCAAGTCCAAATTATCAAGCATTGTTACAATCCTTGCCAGACTCTGTAAAATATGTTAGACTTAATACAAATGCATCCCGAGTATTACCCAATATCGAAGAACTATTACACAAAGACGTTCACTTGACTGTGACTATAAGTTTAGACGGAGTTGGCAATGTGCACGATTATGTGCGTTGGCCAATTAAGTGGACAACTTTCATAGAGACAGTACAATCATATAAACAACTAACAACTCAGTATTCAAATTTACATTTGGATTTTTGGACAACCATACATGCTTTAAATGTAGCTGACTTGGATAACATAATTCAATTTGCAAATAACACTGACATACTTTGGTTTTTTGGCGTGCTCGAAACACCCAGTGAGTTGAGTATCCGTAATACTAATTTGCTCACTTTGTCTGCAAAGAAAAAATTATCATTGTCCAACAACGAGATATGTAGTAAACTATGTAAATTAATTGCAACTGATAACACTAATCAATCTAACATTGACGAATTCATAAACAAACAAGATTCATTGCGAAACATCAACATTTTGCAGTATAATATTTAAAAGGAACTAACATGGCAAAGCCATTTGATATATCAAAATTCCGCAAGGACATAACCAAAAGTATTGAAGGTCTAAGTATTGGATTTAACGATCCAACTGATTGGATCTCAACAGGCAACTTTGCCTTGAATTATCTTATTAGTGGAGACTTCAATCGAGGAATTCCTCTAGGCAAGATTACAGTGTTTGCTGGTGAGTCCGGCGCAGGCAAATCTTATATTTGTTCCGGCAACATTGTTAAGAATGCACAAGAGCAAGGCATTTTTGTTATATTAGTTGACACAGAAAACGCACTTGATGAAACATGGTTACATGCACTTGGCGTTGACACTGGCGCAGATAAGTTACTTAAACTGAACATGAGTATGATCGACGATGTGGCCAAGGCTATTTCAACATTTATGATTGACTACAAAGCATTACCAGACGGCGAGCGTATGAAGGTACTGTGGGTTATTGACTCCTTGGGCATGTTGCTAACACCCACAGACGTTAATCAATTTGAAGCAGGCGATATGAAAGGCGACATGGGTCGTAAGCCCAAGGCTCTTACAAGTCTTGTTCGTAATTCAGTTAATATGTTTGGTGGCTTTAATGTTGGAATGGTATGTACCAACCACACATACGCAAGTCAAGACATGTTTGACCCGGATGACAAGATCAGCGGCGGCCAAGGTTTTATCTATGCATCAAGTATTGTAGTAGCCATGAAGAAAATGAAACTCAAAGAAGACGAAGATGGCAATAAGATTACTGAAGTTATGGGTATCCGGGCCGGCTGTAAAGTAATGAAAACACGCTATGCTAAACCCTTTGAAGGTATGCAGGTTAAAATTCCGTATGAAACAGGTATGAACCCTTACTCAGGACTCACAGATTTGGCTGAAAAGAAAGGCCTACTCAAGAAGGATGGCAATCGATTAATGTTTGTCACCAGTGATGGCGAGATAATTAAACAGTTCCGCAAGGCCTGGGAATTAAATGAAGACGGGTGTCTAGACAAAGTTATGTTAGACTTTAAAAATCAAAAAGAAACAGCAAATACAGCTGAATCAGCGAATGAGGAATAATTTATGAGTATTGAAGTATTGTCGGCAGCATGGGCCGAATTAAAGCGTTATATTAATGTAGTCGATCGAATTGAAGCCGCTGAAACATTCATTAATGTCATGGTTGATAACGACATTACCCCAGATGACATACGGGATGAATTCAAAGGCGACACTGACATTAAAAAAGCATTGGTATCGTACCTTGGTGAAGAAGATGATGTTGAAATTGAAGAAGATGAAGACTACGAAGACTTTGAAGATAACGACGAATAATAATTATGTGGTATTCTCGTGTCACACAAGATTTAGGAGTTCTCCCTGATTTCATATCGCACTATGAACATGAGCTCATCGATGCTAAAAAAGAATGTCGTATTGGCGGCATTGTTGAAAAAAATATCACGGCACTACCAGGCATAACCGAACAACGTTTTAGTCAACTACAAGAAATTGAAGCGGTGCTTAATTTTCTTAATATCCAATTACGTAAGATTCGACGTAGACACTTTCAAAAGTATTTAGAAGGGTATGCAAGGACATTAACTAGTAGAGATGCTGAAAAATATGTTGACGGTGAAGATGAAGTAATTGACTTTGAAACATTAATCAACGAAGTTGCGTTATTGCGCAATAAATGGTTGAGCATTATGAAAGGCCTTGACACCAAGCAATGGCAAATGGGCCATATTGTTCGTTTACGTACTGCAGGAATGGAAGATATACAAGTATGAAGTTAATTCTCGGGCCTTGTGCCATTGAAAGTTGGGAACATGCCAAGCTCATGGTAAATTTGATATTGGAATCTATTCAAGATTTTGATGTGGACTTTTACTATAAAAGCAGTTTTGATAAAGCCAATAGATCTAGTCTTGACAGCGGTCGAGGCGTGGGATTAGAGCAAGGCGCTGAAATTCTACAACGTGTTCGGGAAGATTTTAAAGTTAAAACGTTGACTGATGTTCACGAAACTTGGCAGTGCGATCGCCTCAAAAGAGCAGTAGATGTATTACAGATCCCTGCTTTTCTTTGTAGACAAACTGATCTTTTATTAGCTGCCGGTGAAGCAACACACAGTGTTAATGTAAAAAAAGGACAGTTTCTTGCCCCCTGGGATATGAAAAATGTCGTAGACAAACTACCAAACAACGATGTTTGGATCACAGAGCGAGGAACTAGTTTTGGCTATAATACTTTGGTGGTAGACTATCGTGGTCTAGTAACCATGGCTGAGTGGGGCCGCCCAGTTATTTTTGATGCCACCCACAGTGTTCAACAACCGGGTGGCCTGGGTAAATCTTCAGGTGGTCAGAGACAATTTGTGGAACCTTTGGCACAAGCAGCCGTGGCAGTTGGCGTAGATGGACTATTCATTGAGACACACGACTGCCCCGACCGTGCCCCTAGCGACGGTCCAAATCAAATTCCTGTAACAGAATTAAAAAAAATATTGCAGAATATTTTAAAATTTAACAAATGAAAGAACAAGTATGAGTTATCTATTTACAAGTGAAAGTGTGTCGGAAGGACATCCAGACAAAGTAGCAGACGCTATCAGTGATGCTGTGCTAGATTTGTTTATGGCACAAAAAAACCCAGCACTACGTTGTGCCTGTGAGACATTGGTTACTACTAATAGGGTTGTGGTAGCTGGAGAGTACAAAGGCATGGTGCCCACCGACGCAATCAATGCAGCCATTAGGCGTGTTATCCGTGATGTGGGCTACGAACAAACGGGATTCAACTGGGGCACTGTAGAAATTATCAACTTGTTGCACGGACAAAGTGCAGACATTGCGTTAGGCACAGATAACTTTGGTGCTGGAGACCAAGGATTGATGTTTGGATATGCTTGCAACGAAACTGATGTGCACATGCCCAATGCAATCTATTGGAGCCATAGAATTGTTGAAGAACTTGCTAAAATTCGCAAAGCAGGCACAGTAGTTTGGCTAGAGCCAGATGCCAAGAGTCAAGTTACATTTGAATACAATGATGATGGTACACCGCGCCGTATTGCCAAAGTTGTTTGTAGTACACAACATGCAGAAAGTGCAAGTATTGAACAAGTTCGAATGGTGGTAGAAAACATTATTCGCGGAGTTTTACCTGAAAGGTTTGTAGACAGTGATACTGAATTTTTTATTAATCCTACTGGCAGGTTTGTTATTGGCGGACCTGATGGCGATACAGGTCTTACCGGTCGCAAGATTATTGTTGATACTTACGGCGGCTATAGTCCTCATGGAGGTGGTGCTTTTTCCGGCAAGGATCCTACTAAGGTAGATCGCAGTGCTGCCTATATGATGCGATACATTGCCAAGAACATTGTAGCAAGTGATCGAGCTAACTGGGCCACAGTGCAGATCAGTTACGCAATTGGACTAGCACAGCCCATGAGTTTCTACGTGGAAACAGCAGATGCTCAGCAAGGGCGTGACCTAACTAAGTGGATTACGGACAATGTCGACTTGACACCCAAGGGCATTATTGATCGCTTTGACTTATTCCGCCCCATCTACAGCGCAACAACCAACTATGGGCATTTTGGCAAAGCAAACATGCCCTGGGAAAAACTAGACCTGTTCTAAATCATGTTTAAATACAAGCATGAAAATTGTTATAGTTACCGGCGGGTTTGACCCCGTACATTCAGGACACATATCCTATCTTAATCACGCAGATCATTTAGGTGATCACTTGGTTGTAGGGTTAAATTCAGACGCTTGGCTTGCCCGTAAAAAAGGTCGACCTTTTATGCCTTGGCGAGAGCGTATGGTTGTATTAGGCAACCTTCACATGGTGGACGACGTCATTGATTTTGACGACAGCGATGGCACAGCTTGTGATGCTATCCGTCGAGTTCAAGAAAAATATCCCAACGATGAAATCATCTTTGCCAACGGTGGCGACCGCACCAAAGAAAATATTCCAGAAATGGCATTTGAAGATGTGGAGTTTGTGTTTGGCGTTGGCGGCGAGAACAAAGCAAACTCTAGTAGCTGGATACTAGATGAGTGGAAAGCACCCAAGACCGAACGTGCCTGGGGATATTACCGCGTCTTACATGAAGTGGGTAATCACGTCAAACTCAAAGAACTCACAGTGGCACCCAAAACATGTTTGAGTATGCAACGCCATGATAGTCGTGCAGAATTTTGGTTTGTAGCCGAAGGTGAAGCCACAGTGTACACTGTTGATCCAAAAAGTACAGACCACGACATACTAGCTACTCCAGCTAAACACCAAAGCACATGGATACAACTTAATCAATGGCATCAGTTGTGTAATGAAACTGATAGCCCACTGAAATTAATAGAAATTCAATACGGTGATAAATGTATTGAAGAGGATATACAACGACTATGATTCCAATTTTTATAGGCTATGACCCTAGAGAAGCAATTGCCTTCCACACCTGTGCCAACAGTATTATCAGACATGCAACACAGCCTGTACAAATTATTCCTCTGGCTTTAAATCTATTCAAAGACTACAAAGAAACACACACTGACGGTAGTAATCAATTTATCTACAGCCGTTTCCTTGTGCCACATTTAATGAAATTCAATGGATGGGCAATATTCATTGACGGCGATATGATAGTGCGTGATGATATTACCAAGTTATGGGAATTACAAAATCCTTATATGGATGTGTTGGTAGTTAAGCACGATTATAAAACAAAGATGACTGAAAAGTATCTTGGCGCAAAGAATGAAGACTACCCACGTAAGAATTGGAGCAGTGTAATTCTTTGGAATTGTAACAGCTTCCCTAATCGCAAGTTAACACCAGAATTTGTACAAAAAGCCACAGGTGCAGAACTGCATCGGTTTACCTGGATAGACAACGAACGTCTTGGCGAATTGCCCATTGAATGGAATTGGCTGCCAGATGAATTTGGTGAAAACCTTGATGCTAAACTATTGCATTATACGTTGGGTGCACCCTGCTTCCATGAGTTTGCCAACACCCCGCAAGGCGGTGAATGGCACCGGGAACGAATGTTAGCTGAATATTGCCTACAACGAGGCATTTAATGCTTAAAGTTTTTATTGGGCACGATAGTCGAGATCAGCAAGCTGCCGAGGTATGCAAGTACAGTATTTTAAAATATGCCAGCATTGAGGTTGAAGTTCATTTTTTAAATGAAGAAGAATTACGACTAAGATCTCTGTTTACACGCATGCCCGACCATGAAGATTTTGAAACCAAAGAAGCTGAACATCTGTATACTAGATTTTTAGTTCCGCATTTTTGTGGGTATACCGGATGGGCAGTATATGTTGACTGTGATTTTTTGTTCATCGACGACATTGCAAAATTATTTAAATTGCGGAATGATCGTTATGCAGTTCAATTAGTAAAACACAAGTTTGACACATCTGTCAGAAAGAAATTCAATAATAGACCACAAAGGTTATATCCAAGAAAAAATTGGACCAGCATGATGTTGATAAACTGTGAGCACCCAGAAATTAGTAAACTCACTGTGGATTTTGTTAACAATGAACCCAAGGATAATCTCATACAATTGGAATGGCTACCAAATCGAAGCATCGGCGAGTTAAAACCTGAATGGAATTGGCTAGTGGGTTGGCACAAGGAACCCATTAACGGAGAACCTCGAGCACTACATTACACCGAGGGTGGCCCGTGGTTGCCTGCAGCCAAGCATGTTGAGTATGGAGTTTTTTGGTGGAAGTTACAGCAAGAAATGGAGCAGGCCGCTTATGTACCACCAGATGTAACACAACCTGAATCAATACTTCCGGAACTAAAATCAATATATGAAAAACTAGTGTATTATCGTGTAGACCCAGCTGGCAAGTACTACAATATAACCAAACAAGATATTATCAACGATATAGATAATTTAAACAATAATGCTGTGTATGCAGTAGAGGCTGAATTTATGGATGAAACCAACAATAAACATGAAAATAAAGGTCATCAATACGACCCTTTCTTACAAAGTTTTATATTAGGATCCGGGGGTCAGATAACAGTCTGGGACAAAGTTAAAGCAAGTATGGTACCAGTTGTACTCAGGGGTGTAACAAAACGCAAACAAATGAAAGCCTGTCGGGAAGCCAATAGAGACTTTTATTATATCGATACTGGATATTTTGGTAATGGTCGTAAAAAACTCTATCACAGAATTACAAAAAACGACATGCAAAATATAGGGCCAGTAATCCACAGACCTCGAGACCGATTATCAGTCACTGGTTATCAAGCACGTAAATTCAAGCTAGGCGGAAAGATTTTATTAGCACCGCCCAGTCAAAAGTTGTTGCAGTGTTATGATTTAGATTTAGAATCCTGGATTACACGCACAAAACAAGAAATTGGATTGTATACCGACCGCGAAATAATTGTACGTGAAAAACAAGGACGCAGTGTGCGAGTGACCACAGACACCATGGAAATGGCGCTGGACAAAGACATTTATTGTTTGGTGACATTTTCAAGTATTGCTGCCGTGGAAGCAGTGATGTTGGGTAAGCCGGCGATTGTACTTGGCCCCAGTGCCGCATACAGTGTGTGCAGTGATTCGTTGGAAGAAATTGAAAAGCTGTATATTCCCACACTTGATGAAGTGGAAGAATGGGCCGCACATTTGGCTTATTGCCAATTCACTGAGGTTGAAATGCGTGATGGTACCGCTTGGAAGATTCTAAACCAAGATGCATGACGTAATTGTTTATACTGGTAGCCTTAAAGACCAACGTTCTAGTAGGAAGCTGGATGTGTTATTGGCCTTTGCTGACGGTGCAAAGGCCCAAGGTGCCAATGTTCTTGTTGAACGCAACCATGTCTGGCAACCTTCTAAATTAGCAGTTATATTGGGTTGGCCTAGCCCGGAACAAAAAGGCGCCAACATTAGATTCAGAGCCGCAGTTGTAGAAAATCAACAAAGATTTAAACAACATGTCATGGCCATAGATGCTGGGTGTTTTAAATTCCATGATCCAGACAGCAAATATTTACGGTACAGTATCAATGGAGTATTTTATGATCGCAGTGAATACGCTAATACTGATAGTGGGCCAGAACGATGGAATCTGATTAGCCAAGAATTAAATCTTGACATAAATCCATGGAGAGCGAACAAGGGCAATCATATTTTGATGTTATTACAGCGTGATGGCGGTTGGAGTATGAAGGGTATGCACCCAGTAGAATGGGCACAACAAAAGATTCAACAGGTCAAAGCATTGACTAACATGCCAATTATCTTGAGACCTCACCCAGGCAAAGTTGCCGACGTGCGTGATTTATGTGATCGACAGGTGTCAGTTAGTGATAGCATACGAACTCCGTTGCAACATGATTTAAAACGTGCCCGGGCCGCACTAGTGTTTAATAGTAGCAGTGGTGTTGCAGCCATTTTAAATGGCGTGCCGTTGTTTGTTGATGACAGTAGTTCTGTGTGTTGGAATGTTGCCAACCATGACTTGAATCAATTGTTGACTCCTAGTTGTGTTGATAGAAGTCAATGGATTTACAATCTAGCGGCTGCACACTGGAGCGATGATGAAGCCCGCAGTGGTGCTATATATCAAAAATTCCTGCCTTACCTGGCTTGATACCAATCGTTAATTGGGTTCTTGGTATCCCTAAACCACCAGTACAAATCTGGACCTTTCCAATCATTGGCAAAGTGTCTTAGGTACCAGGGTATACTACGTGGATGTGTTAGGCATGCAGGATCATACATGAGTTTCTTTGATTTAACTGGCATGTCTGGACCGTGCAACCCAATAAAAACAAACTTGGCAGCATAGCCAGCAATCAACTCACTGAGCCATCCCAGGTCAGCGTCGGGTATACTACCCAATACCTGTGTGCATATCACAGCATCAAACTTTGTTGTTGGTGCTGGCAATTGATCAATTCCGGGCACACATGGGTCGTACTTAAACACAGACCGTGCGTTGATACGTTCTTGAAAAGTCATTGTCTCACTTGTAGTTCCGTCATCAAGCCCGTAACAGGCTGGAATTGTGTACTGATACCCCTTGCCACAGCCGTAGTCTAACACAGTCTGTGCTTGGTACTTGTCCATTAGATATCTAATTTGATTGTGATAATTTTTTGAATCAGCACCAGTCCAATTTTTTGAATTATTCTTTTGAAACCCGCGCCCAATTGCCACGCTTTGGTGATAGTGTTCTGAGGCCATCAAAATGTTCCTATTAACTGTTGATTATTTTTAACCCACTCCCAAGCAGGTGCAGACTTGGCCTGCATTTCCACAGCCCACTCAGAATAGATCTGCCAATTGTTTGGCTCTTTGTAGTCGTATCTTAGTAGATACATTTGACAGCTTGTATTTACTGCACGAGCAGTGGCGGAGATCACAACCCTAAACATCTTGTTGCCGCTTTTGTCCTTGGCAGTACTGAGTTTAGACACCACAGAATCCAGAGGTTCCAATGTTGATTTGTTGGCAATGATTACAAAGTCTGTGACTTTTTTGCCAACTCGTGCATCGTTCCGTACTAACACTTTGTCATAATGCGTGGTAAAAGCTAATCCAAGAAATGCAATGTCGTTGCGACCTTCTGCAATTTCCACAAGTTCAGACAGCGTGGTTTCCATTGCACTTTTAGTAAACCAAACATCGGTTCTAATTTTAACAACTATGTCTTCGGCAACACGCTCGCAAGCTGTTAAAAAATCCCAAACTTGTGCACCGCCACTGGTATCAAACGGGCATAATGGGTTGGCCTCAGTTTTTAAAAAGTTGTAAACCGTGACTGTGTACTTGGACTGTAGTAATTCTAAAAACTTTTTGTGATTATTTTCTGATGTTTGTTGATGCCTGGCATGGCCAATGTAAACTAGTGCAATGTTCATAGGTAATCAGTTAAGTTGTCTTGGTCTCTGCGTACATTTATGGCAGTGGCCCTGGGATAGGGATTCGCATCATTGTAGTCATTGATCAGAATCCTGGCTCCGTTTAGTAATCCAGTAACCAAATTAAATTCTTTGAATCCAAGTTCTTGTAGCATTTCTACAGTTTGATCATGAAACTCGCTGTATCTAGCAGTGGTAAAAATAAGTTGATGCCCAGCATCTTCAAGTTGACGCAATCGTTGAACAGCGTTGACCATCGGCACAGGGGTTGTGCCCAATTCATCAGGACGTTGTGCTTGTATAATAGTACCATCAATGTCGCAAAAGATCACAGACTTGTCGTTGTGTTCAAACCAATCATCAGCAGTGCCAACATCAACATAGTTGGACACAGCTTTGACTGCAAACACTTCGTTCCATTCTAGACATTTTTGTATAACATGACTTACAAATATCTCCGAAACGTGTTGAGTACTCACTGCATCAAATGCACGACAAAATAACTCTATGCTGTCAAATTTATATCCGCCAACACAAAATTTATCTGACACCACTTGCTTTTCAATTATGTCTGTTACTATACCTTGATTGTTGGCAACAACAAAACTCTTGCTGCCTAGTCGCTTTAATACTTCGTGATCAGCAATACTAGATGTACAAATATAATTGCCAGGGGCAATGGTGTGATTGAAAAAACTATCACAGTCCTTGATTAACAATTCCTGCGTGGGATCTAGGCCAGCCACTTCAATTATTTTTCTAACAGTGTCTGCTGGACCTTTTGTGAGTTGTTTAAGCACAACAACCCGAACACTGTTGCCATATTTTTTGGCAAGATATTGATCAATAGGGAATTCCTGGTGATGCTGTTCAAGTACACCAATTGTTATTGGATGCTGGCCAACAAATGATTCAATTGCACGGTCAATCATTTTAACACCAGAGTATTCCGTTAGAGTATACTTGGGGCGCATATTTGGAAAGCGGGAACTAAGTCCGGCTGCTGGAATTATTATTTCCATAATCTATTAATTTCCTTGAGTAAAAATTTGTGCTCTGGTGATTCCACAGTGGCATGTCTATACACACGTAGCAACATCAGTATCAACAAATAGTTATTATTGGATTCAGGCCATCGAATAAATAATTCTTGTTGCAGTTGTTGCAGTTTGTTTTCTATCATTGCCGGCGCATTTCTTAAAAACCAATGACACTCTAAATCTTGTCGCATTTTTGCAATATCAAAAATAAAACTATCATAAGGCACAGTGACGCAGTCAATCATGTAAAATCCATCTGTGGTATGTATTAAATTTTCCAAAGTAAAGTCGCCGTGGTATTCGCTCTGTGGCAAATAACGTGGCATCTGGGCTAGCAATTCGTGTTCGGTAAATGGCAACAACGAGAAATCTACTAAGGCGCACAGGCTTTGATATGCACTGGTGTAATCTTTAAGCACAGCATTGTCAGACATACGTTTAAAAAGTCTTACTAAGAACTTTATCAATGCAGTAGTGGGGCTGGTTAACAAATAACTACGCATATCCAATCCATGAACATATTCCATGTCAAATGCGTCACCGTTTACTTTATAAATTTTCGGAACTGGGTACTGTTCTCCAAGAGCAGTTAACCGTTCTAAGTTGCGAGCAATGTTTCCGTCTTTGCGTACAAACAGATGCCCGTGCTTGTCCATCAGCGTTATGCTAGACCCAGAAAATCCTGCAAAAGTTTTAATAACACGAGCTGCCATCTCATTTAAATGCTACTATTCGACTATCTATGTTAGTCTTGCTGTATTGATTTGGTTCTATTACAACACGAGAAAATCCCGCAGACATAAACAATCGACTCATGCTTTCTGCACTGTAGCCCCATTTGTGTAACATTGCTGGATCCGGATATCTAACGGAGTCACCAAATATTCCAGCAACAGTACGTTTCATTAACTTACGGTCTTCGGTGTACAAACATTCAGGATTGTCTACAATAGCTTGACACATCTTAAGCAAGTCCGGCCATTCAACAGCCACTGACCCGTTGGGTTTTAAAATGCGATACCATTCTTGAAACATTGGTGGTACTTGCTCTCGACTAATATGTTCAATTACATGTACTGACAAAATTTCATCTACTGAATTATCTGGGACGGGATATTCACTAGTAATATTGTGCAAGGTAACATTGGGGTTGTGGGACATGTAGTCTCCGTCAACATTGACATATCCGTCAAAAAGTCTACTACCACATCCTAGATGTAGTCGTACCTTTTGCCCGGTACTCGTTAATTCATTTACTTTTTTATCAAGCACTCTTAGTCCCAATTAAATTAATTAACAGATAGGGTAGGTACTTTTTAATTTTCTTTCCTTGATCGTTGCGAGCAAAGTATGCCCATTTATTGTCCCGGCCAATTTCGTTTTTGTTGATCCATCGAATGTCACCATCCACTTCAGAAGAATAGGCATACCGGTCCCAGACAAAGTCGGGGAACAGATATTCTATAGCTCTAAAACTATAACGATAATAGTCATCAGGATAGGCATGATACCGCCAAACCCATGGCACACAGATATAAAGTTTACCACCAGGCTTAACTACCTCGGCAATTTTTTCCGCCATGACCCACGGGTTTGGTACATGTTCCATTACACTGCAACAAATTGCAAGATCAAAATGATTTTTAGGCAATGGATTTTCGGGCGCTGTTAAATCACAGACCACGTCAACGTCAGAACCAGGCACCAGGTCTGTGCCAATGTATTCAGCAGCAGTGGGTGCAAAGTATTGTCGAAAACCAGTGGAATTTTCTCTGGCTCCTATTTCTAATACTGAACCGGTCACAGTCGGGCACACTGTCTTAATGTAATGTAAATCGTTTGGGCTTCCCATATTATATCCTTTGTTGTTTAATGATTGCAGTTTTTAATTGCATATTCTGCCGCTTCCCACCAACGTTGTGCAATGACTTCGGGCAAATAGTTTTGTTTGGTGTACTGTTGTCCTTGAGCAATGCGTTCCAATACCTGCCCTGGGTGTGCTTGTGCCCACTTAATGCCTGCAATGTAATCTTGTTGCCAGGTGTAGGCATCAAACTCTACATAGCTGGCCAAAGGACTAGTTACAACAAACTTTCCACTAATTAACCCATCAATTAATCTATTAGCACTCTTGGTATCAGTTCGGTGATTCTGTGACTCAACTGGCATTAACACAATGTCACAGTCTTGCATCTTTTCACCCTGTAATTCCCATGTCCAATCTAGTATACTAATTTTATCAAAGTTAATTCCAGAGAATACTCCACGACGTTGGCGTTCCTTCATTTTGTTGGTGATGCGTTCAGCTTTGGCTGTTACCATGGTAAAGTGGTAGTTGCCAATTTCACGTTCTAGTCTTTGCCACAGTGTCACCCAATCAACAAACTTTAAACTTGCGCCTGACCCAAACCACAACAATTGTATGGGTTGGCGGTTATCGAATGCGGGCGGCAGCTCAGGACGCTCGCAAGGATCTGGAATAACAATGCTGTCTCGGCCAGTGTGCTCTTTAACACTCACAGCCATTTGTTCGCTGTTGACTGTGATAAAGTCAGCGGCTAGACAACACGGCAAGTATTCTTCTTTCTCAT